TCATCCTCGAAGTCTTGGATGGCTTGGGGTATGACTGTCAATGGGAATTGCTTGACAGCCAAAATTTCGGAGTCCCGCAACACCGAGAAAGGATTTTCCTTATCGGAAATCTTAGAGGAAAACCCCGACCAAAAGTATTTCCTATCGGAATCTCAAGTACAGAGAATGATGAGTCGAACGAAAAAGAACAAGGAAGAAGGGAGGGGCTTCTCTCCAACATTTCTCCAACGCTCGATGCCCATTATTACAAAGGGGGAGCATCTCGACCTTATGTAATGGAGGATTTTCCTGAGTTAGAAGTTGCTCAATGGAGAAGAGGATATTTCCGACAATATAAAAGTGAAGGAGTTCCTACCTTAACAGCCAACATGGGAACTGGAGGGCATAATGTTCCTTTTGTAAAAGCGATTCTTGATGTAGCAAGAGTCAATAAATCGCCAAACGGAAGAATGATTAAAGAAGATAACGAACCAATGTACACGGTTACTTCTCAAGATAGGCACGGCGTTGTAGTTGGAGATGAAAATTCAGTTGCAATCAGAAAATTAACACCGCTTGAATGTGAAAGACTTCAAGGATTACCTGATGGATGGACGGAGTTTTACGATGATGGACGAAGAGTTTCAGATGCCGAAAGATATGAACGGTGCGGAAGAACAATTACAATTCCTGTCGTGGAAGCAATTGGTAGAAGGCTTCATGAGTTCTACTAAGCCATTCTCGTTTGACACCATAGGAGATTTTGATGAGCATATTGCTCAATCAATTCCAAACTATCACACCCTGACTGAAGCAATTTGTGACTTGAGTACATACTTCATGACCGAAGATACTCAAGTGATTGACCTTGGATGTTCTACTGGCAAACTTTTAGAAAGACTTCCTCATCGTGGCAAGAAAGTTGGAATTGATATAGCCGATAACCTTTTGCCTGAGTCGCATGATGAAACTTTGTATCTACGCAAAGACCTCAGAGCCTTTACTACCCTTGGTAAATCCAGTTTAATTCTTTCAAACTTTACACTTCAATTTATCCCATACGAGGACAGACCAAACATCCTGAGCCTTATCTACGAATCTTTAGTTGAGGGTGGGGCTTTTATATGGGCTGAGAAAGTCCGAGAAGAATCAGGTGAACTAGAGCAAGCAATCCATGGCGCTCATTATGACTTCAAGCGCAAAGCCTTTAGCGCTGATGAGATATTAAACAAAGAGCGCGACCTTCGACCAATCATGAAAGTAAACACCTCAATGCGAAATCAGATATTGGCAGAAAACGCAGGATTTACAGTAGGCACAATGTTTTGGAAGTTCTTTAACTTTGAAGCATGGATATACATAAAGTGAAAGCGAACATAAAAGTTGGACAAGTTGCTTCAGTTGCGCTTAACACGCTCGAGAGTTACCCAACGAATCCACGCAGAGGTGACATTGAGGCGATTGCTCAGTCACTCAAAGCCCATGGGCAATATCGTCCAATTGTTGTTCAGTACGGAACGAATTTCATTTTGGCTGGTAACCACACCTACAAAGCAGCGAAGAAACTTGGCTGGAAAAAAATCAAGATAACTTATGTCGAGGTAGATGAAGAGAGCGCTCGCAAGATTGTCTTGGCTGATAATCGGCTAACCGACCTTGCAACATATAACGAACCATTACTTAAAAGTTTATTGACAGCGCTCCCCGAACTTGAAGGAACAGGCTTCACTCAATCTGAGGTTGAGACTTTAGATAGGCTGATGAATGGCAAAGACAAAGACAATGTAGGCGGTTCTAAGTCTTTACCTAGCGACCCTGAAGTAAAGGTTAGCGCTTGGAGGTTCACAGTCGAGATGGAGGCTTACAAGGCTTGGAAAGAGCAACTCTATGTAGATGCTCCAACCAAACAGAAAGCCATCAAAGAGATTAAAACCCGATTGGGATTACCTGAACGCAAACCAGTTGAGCCTGAGCCAAGCGGTGAGCGCTCAAATGTCGAAGCCACAGATATTGAAACAGTTTCAATCAATGAGATTAAGGTTCATCCACTTAATCCAAGAGAAGGCGACATCGGTTCAATCATCGAGTCCCTTACACACATGGGGCAGTACCGACCTATTGTTGTTAATAAAGCAACCAAACATATTCTCTCAGGGAACCACACCTATCAAGGCGCGGTTCAGTTAGGGTGGGAAAAGATTGCCGTTCATTGGGTTGATGTTGATGAGGTAGAGGAAATTAAAATCCTTATCGTTGATAATCGAACCTCTGACTTGGCAACCTACGACCCACAGGAGTTGAACAAACTTCTAATGAGTACGGGCTTGCGGGGAACAGGCTTTAGTTCTGAAGAAGTGGCTGAAATTCTCTCAGGGGGAAAATCTAAGCCTGGGCATATTCCTGTGGGTCGCACAACAATTCGGGTAGGCGAACACAACATGAGAGTTCATACCGAGGATTTGAATGAATGGGCTAACACGATAAATGGCTGGAAAGACATCGCTGAGTTATTATTTATCCCCGTAGAGGCGTGTGAAGTGGAGGAGAATTAAATGAAATTACTAGGGTTTGAAATAACCAAACTAGAGGACAAGTCTGAGACAAAGACTGTCAGTTGTTATCATTGCGGTAAAGAGTTTCAAACTGGTGTTAATAACATTAGAGCGTATAACTACTGCTCTAGTTGTTAAGAGGGTAGAATAAACCCATGGAGAAAAACAAGTGACAACCGCAGTTGTAAAGAAGAGCGCTAAACCTAAACCCAAAACTGGTGGGCGAATGTTGATGCTTCTTGATGAGGTAAAGCGAGAAGAGTTAATCAACCTCATTGTGCTTGGTATGCCAGTAAACAAAGCGGTAGCCATGGTGAACATATCTGAGTCGACTTTCTATAACTGGATGAGCCGAGGAATGGTAGAGCGGGATAGGCTGGCAACGATTCCTGATGCTAAACCTAAACCCGAGGAGAAAATCTACTTAGAGTTTTTGGAGTCACTCACACGGGCGCGAGCGGAAGCAATCGCCAAAAAGGTTGCGGTTATATCCAGCGCGGCTAGTCAAGGAGATTGGAAAGCATCGGCTTGGTGGTTAGAGCGTCAAGTTCCTGAAGATTTTGGTCGCATCGATAAGCAAGAAGTTTTGAGTCATTCCGTGTCAGAAGTTAGAGTTACAGTCACCATGGGAGAACTACAAGAGAAGATAGCCAAGGTTCTCGAGTCCCGTAAAACGAAGAGCGCTTAACTTATGACCGAGAGACTTCTCGATAAGTTCCTCGAAAGCGATACCAACAAACAGGCTGAGTTGCTTGCCATGCTCACACCTGAAGAGCGCCATGCCTTGCTGGTTATCCTTGATGCTGAATTAGAGAATCCATGGGCTAGATGGCAAAACGACCCAATAGGTTTTGTTGAACAAGGGCTGAATGAAACTTTATGGAGTAAACAAAAAGAGATTCTTAATTCTGTGATGACTAATAAAAGAACGGTAGTTCCTGCTTGTCACGCTCCTGGAAAATCTCACTTAGCGGCTAGAGCAGTTGCTTGGTGGTTATCTTGTCACGCCCCTGGGACGGCGGTAGCAATTACAACAGCGACTACACATCGACAGGTTAGAAACATTATGTGGGCGGCAATTCGTAGAGTTCATTCAAAGAACAACCTGCCTGGAGAAGCCGATACGGTTCAATGGAAAATCAATGGCACAGTAGTTGGATATGGATTTAGTCCCGCCGCTCATGATGAAACAGCAATTCAAGGTATCCACGCACCTAACTTGCTCGTAGTAGTTGATGAGGCTGGAGGTTTATCCGACACAATCGGCACAGCCCTTGAGTCCCTGATGACTGGAGGTAATACAAAACTACTTGTCCTTGGTAACCCTCCAACAGATGCCGAGCAAACTTGGTTTGAAAGAATCTGCTCGAGTCCGCTCTACAACATAATTCCAATCAGCGCTTATGAGACGCCAAACTTTACGGGCGAGCCAACTGGTCGATGCAAGTCTTGCCCTGATTACATAGAAGCCCACGAAGTTAAAACACACTTGGTAGATAAAACTTGGGTCGATGATGTGATGTCTGAGTTTGGCGAGGACTCTACATTCGTTGAAGCCCGTGTTAAGGCGCAATTCCCTAAGTCAAGTACAGGCAAGGTAATCCCGTTTGCTTGGGCTGAGTTAGCAACAGAGAATGAAACACCAATTGAATCTAAGATAATTAAACTAGGAGTTGATATTGCATCAGATGGCGGAGATGAATTTGTTATTGCTCGATTAGATGGCGGAGCAGTAAGCATTGTTCACCGCTCATCAGGTAAGCAAAATGCTAACGCAGTTGATGTGGCTGGTGTGGTTATGCGAGAGATTGAAGTTTGCATCAAGATTCATCAAGATAGAGGAGTCAAAGACAGGATTAGAGTCAAGGTCGATACCATCGGATTAGGTTGGGGTGTTGTCTCCATGTTGGATAGATGGTGCAAAGAGCGCTCGCTAATTGCTGACATCATCGCAGTCAATGTAGCCGAGAAGCCTAAAGACCAAGCCAAGTTCAAGAATCAAAGAGCAGAGATGTGGTGGAACGCTCGGCAGTTGGTTCAGCCCAAAGATGGCAAACAGGATATTAGATTAAATGTAGATAGGTTTGTGCTATCTCAAATGGCAGGTCCAACATATACATCCGATGCTTCAGGTCGAGTTGTTATTGAATCAAAGATAGACATGAAGAAGCGAGGCGTTGCATCCCCTGACAGAGCCGAGGCAATCCTTCTAGCCCTTTATGAGAATCGCTCAGTCATTCAAAGCATTGCGCCAATATCTATCGGGCAATCAAATCAATGGGGAAGTTTGTAGTTATTCCTCATCCTTGTAGTGCCAATCAATATCAATCCAGCCCGAGTTCAAGTAAGCCTTAATCGAAACACCTAAAGCAATAATGCTAATGGCGAGCGCTAACCACTCAATCACCGACTAGCCAAAACATTCTGAGGCTGGATGTCATAAACAGATTCGTAGAGCAGTTGTCCGCTTTCCCAATCTTTCCAATCCCCATCGCTTCGGATGCTGATGTCAGCACCAAAAACTTTCTTAGCAAGGATTAGGGATGCAGTTACCGCCATGTCGTATGGTTTCTCCGCAGTCTTGCAGAATCCATCATCATGACTGTGTAGGTCGATATAGAAAATCTCATGCGCTCCAGTTCCTACGCCGTTGAAACTTACACAATCTGATTCATATTTTTGCTCACCGATTTCAATTCCTGCTTCTTCAGCAGTAGCGACAATCTGCTTGACGCCTTCTATGAACTCAGCAAACTTTTCTGTGGATGGCTTCTCTTGGAAAGCCCAGTAATGTGTATACCCCATTTAGTTATTCCCCTCTCCGAACATTTCGACTAACACCTTGTTAGCAGTTTTAAGGGTTTCAAGTGTCTCCCTCTTCTGAAGTTCATCAGTAATCTCATCGATACGGATAAGATACTTTTGTTTCTTAGCCTCAGATGTATTCCAACTTGTCAGCCTTGCGTAATAAACATCAAGGCTTGATTGAAGCGTCTCTGTGCTTATCCCTTGATAACTCATTATGCGTCCTCCTTCTCTAAGTATTTTTCTAAGCATCTGTTTCTCCACCAAGCACCGCTATAAGTTGATGCTGGAGTTAAGACATCAATGAATGATTTAGGAGCCTCGTAGTACAAAGGTTCTTCGGATTCCCCTAAGACCTTTACAGCCACGGAGCCATTCTTACGCTTGGTCAAAATAACACAAGCGAAGATTGAGTTATCCTCGAGTTTCTTTAGGGCTACATAGAAAGCCTTTTGCCCAAATTCATTCTTACCCTCGAAGATTTTAACTGGCTCATAAATACCATCGTAGGTACTTTTGAGATACCAGTTAATAAATTGCTTAGTGGTAAATCTGCTACTTACTTGAGTTACATCCCACCCCATTACGCCACCGCCTTTTCTTTTAAGATTGCAGATAGTTTTACTATCAAGTCATGAGGCAAAGAGTTTAATGAATCGTAAGGATTAACATATTCATGCAAAGCCTCAAGTTGGGATAAAAGTTCAGCAAAGGCAGGTTCGTAAACTTCCTTTTGGAACTTTTCTCTCTCTGCTCTTTCCTTGGCGTAACCAGCAAGCAAGATTTTGTACTCTGCCTCTTCTTGCTTAATCTGCTCAACATACTCTTGGTATTCGCCCTTGATGAAAGAGAATGGAACCCACTCAGATTTAGCACCGTAGTACCTAGGATTTGAAACATCAATCTCTTCAAATGTCACTTTGTCTACGAATTTAATCTCGACTTTCTTTTTGCCCACGGTAATTACTTTGACTGCATTAACCCAAGCGCTTCCGCTGTAACTTCTGTAACGCTTGTAAGCATAAATACCGCCTACTTTTATATCTTTACTTTTCACAATGTTCTCCTCTCTAAGAACAACCCCAGTTTATCACAACTGGGGTTAATAATCTAGTGTGTGTGGCTTGCGTCTTTTGGTTTACCGTCCCAAGGAGAAGCCGAGGAAAAACTATTAAGTTTTACATAGTATTCCTTCTCGGTTTGCCAAGTTGGGTATTGGATTTTATGTCTGCTAATTGCGTAAGTTCGAGTCTCTATTTCGTTGTTCTCGTAATTACGAGTTTCATAAGTTGATGAATCAGTCGGCACGACTCTTTCATGCGCCCACCCAGTTATCTCAACAATTTTCTTGCTGAGTTCCTGTATCCAAACAGAGAATTCGCTGACCTTAACGACTTTGTAAAAGTCGATATTGGTTTGGTCGTAGCCCCATGATGAGTAAAGAATGTCGCCAACTTTAGGCGTAACTTTTACCTTCTCGATTGTTGTAGTCATTATTTAGCCACCTCTTCTACTGGTTCGTTGATGAAGATTCCTGTAATTCTGTATTGACCGCCGACCCAAGCAGTTGCAGTTATCGCATAAGCCTCAGCCTCGCCTTTAGTCGCAAAGTGATACTTTTCTTTTTGACCTCTGACTTCTACTTCGTAGACTTTCTTCATTCTGTCCTCCTCTCAGGACTACACCAGTATAACACAACTGGGGTTAGAAATCATCCCGAAACACAAAGAATTTTCACGCCTAAATTAGAACAAGTGTTCGCCTGATACGCTTGGCTCATGTCTCTTACACCAGCAGTCTCCGCACTTTTGAAGGCATTATGCCCACCCGCGACTCAGGATGTAAGAGCCACCTTTGCCTGAGTTAAACGCCAATATCCCTCCCATAGAGTGTTATGTGAGAGGGAACTTTCTACGCAATCAACAGGACAGCCACGACCAGTATTTTCCATGCGTTATTTTTGGAGTAGCAACAGTTCAGAACCGAAGCCCCTTGTTTCATTTTCTGATGGAGGATGGCGGGATTTGGTGGCGGATGCCGATTAACGCTTTTTGCACCAAGCCCAATGTTCCCGAAGAGGACTTACATAACTTGGTTCTTTGGAATTCTTTCAGTCCCTATGTATCGGTCACAAAGTTTGCCAACTTAGCCAATATGAAAATGTCTTACAGGGATAGGAAAAAAGAAAAAGTATTAGGTAAGTATTTATTCACCCTAGATTGGCATAACCCCGAGTCCAACATTTTAGACCAAGGGTATTCTGAAAATCCTGGGCAACATAAATGCGGTCATGTAATTGAACGCGATGACGGGAACTATGCCATCCAACCAAACAATCG